TGAAAATTATTTAAGTATCACAGGAACTGTTGTTAAAATAGGACCGATGTGCTGGCATGATAGAGACACAGGTCAGCCGTGGCAGGGAGGCCCGTGGTGTAAAGTAGGGGATAAAATAATTGTTCCTAAATTTACGCATTTTAGAATGGAGATTGAAGATACAGAATATCGCATTATTAATGATGATGAAGTGATAGCTGTAGTGGACCCAAACCTTGAAATTAAGGTTTATTCGTAACGCGACGTAATCGCGCACAAAGGAGAAGAAACTATGAACGATAAAGAAAAAGAAGTTGAAGTGGAAGTTTCGAAAGTTGAAGATGTTAAGTGGGAACCTCCAGTGAATCTTGCAGAAAAAGTTCCTGATTTTATGGATATTGTTGATGATGACGGAACAATTGTTCAAGCAGATGAAGCAGATGAAGCAGATTCAAAAGATGACAAAAAAACTAAAGCCCGACGTTCTAAAAAACGAATAGATCAATTGACGGCTCAAAAACATGCAGAAACTCGTAGAGCTGATGAAGCAGAAAGACGAGCCACAGCACAAGAACTTCGCTTAAGAAACATGGAAGATGGAATTAGTTCCCAGCAACTTCAAGCATTTAGAGGTAGTTACGATAACATAAAGGCCCAACTTGCCGAAGCCATGGAGGAAGGCAACACGCCTAAACAGCTTGAGTTAACCGAAAGAATGGCGGATATGCGGTCAGCCGCTCGAATAGCGGATTTGCAGCGAGCTCAAATACAGCAGACACAACAAAGACAATATTATCCACCGCAACAAGCTAGTCAGGAACCTCCGCCACAAGAAGCAATGACGTGGTGGAATAAAAACAGGTGGTTTAATGGTCCTGATTTTGAAGCAGAATCTGCTTATGCTCGAGTCATAGATAAACAACTGGACAGCGAAGGTTACGATAAGGAAACTCCAGAATACTATGAAGAACTAAATAATCGTTTACAATCAAAGTTTCCTGAGCTATATAATAACAGTGGCGAAGATAATGACCCCAGGTCTAAATCTAAACCTCCTACGGCTCCTAGCAGAAGTAAAGGTAGAGGTAAAGGCTCACAGGTTATCACAAAAGATGGTCGCCTCAGATTTACAAAAGCGCAACTCACTATGGCAAAATCATTAGGACTTCAAACAAAAGATCAATTGGTTGAATATGCCAAAGAACTTCAAAGTAAGGAGACCAGATGATGACTGCTAAAAGAAAAGATCGTGAATCTGAAACTACCCACCCAACTCGCGAAGAAGATACTCGCGCCGATGTGTGGACCCCGCCCGGTCTCTTAGATGCCCCGCCTCCAAGGCAGGGAATGAGACAAAGGTGGGTTTCAACCCAGATTCTTGGGGATGAAATCCCACATCACACCATGCGACGATTTCGAGAAGGTTGGACTCCTCGTCCTGCAAATACCATACCGGAAAATTTTCCTATTCCGACCATAGAACATGGAAAACATGAAGGCTGTATTGGTATTGAAGGCATGATTCTGTGCGAAATGCCCGAAAAAAGGGCGCTTGCCCGTGAAGCATATTTTAAAGGCAAGACGGAAGATCAGTCCGATTATGTTAGAACTCAGCTCGGAAAAGTTGGACGGCAAGGTGGAATTCCGATCGATCAAGAAATTGATCGGTCATTTAGTCGCGGTTCTGGTAGAATCGCGGAAGACGAGTAATTTTTCAAAGGAGACTGTTTAAATGGCTAATGCGGACACCCCTCGGGGCTTTTGGCCGATTAAACATCTAATGGGCGGTACTATTCGTGGTAACAAAACTCGAATCGCTAGTACTCTTGCCAATAACATCTATAAAGGTGATATGGTGAAGTTAGTTGCTGGCGGTGGAGTTGAACTTGTTGCAGCGGGCGATCGTGTATTGGGTATGTTTAACGGTGTCCAGTTTACTGCTTCGGATGGCAGTTTTATCTTTTCTAAGCGATGGGATACTGGACGAACAGCGACAGACATCGTTGCTGAGGTATATGATGATCCTAATATTGTTTTTGGTGTTCAATCTGCGGGCAGTACCGTAGAAGCAGACATTGGGAATTTAGGTGATCTTGTTGCCACAGCCGGGGATGCAACCACTAAATCATCTCGTCAGGAATTAAACGGATCCACAGCAGCTACAGTGGCTACTTTCCGTATTCTTGATAAGGTTGATCAACCCAATAATGCTTGGGGCACCAATGTTAATCTTCAAGTTGTTGCTTCTGAGCATCAATATCACGTTACGGATACGTCGGGCGCTCCGACTACTCCGGGCATTTAAAAGGAGCACTGAATTATGGCTATGTCACGTGCATCATTTGCTGCACAACTCGAGCCGGGTCTCAATGCTCTTTTTGGCCTTGAGTACAAGCAGTATAGAGACCAGTGGCGACCCGTATTTGAATATAATACTTCTGTCAAAGCGTTTGAAGAAGACGTGTTGCTAGAAGGATTTGGCGAAGCCCCGGTTAAAACCGAAGGCACCGCTATTTCATACGATACGGCGGCTGAGCAATATACTTCTCGTTATAATCACGACACCATTGGTTTAGCTTTTGCTATCACAGAAGAAGCGGAAGAAGATGGTCAGTATGGTTCTTTAGCGAGGCGATACACTAAAGCTTTGGCTCGCTCCATGGTTCATACCAAGGAGATCACGGCAGCTAATATTCTCAATAATGGATTTGATAACAGCTATACCGGCGGAGACGGTAAAGAAATGTTAGCTACTGATCACCCCACAAATTATGGGGATCAGTCAAATGAATTGAGTACGGCTGCTGATTTTAACGAAACTTCACTAGAATCACTTCTAGTTAATATTTCTAATGCTAAAGATGATCGAGGTATTCCAGCCGCACTTACGGCACAGAGGCTTGTGATTCCAACAGCATTGGTATTTGACGCAGAACGTGTGCTTAAATCTACACTCCGTGTGGATACCGCCAACAATGATTTGAACGCTGTTAACTCAATAGGGTATTTACCCGAAGGTGTTCATGTCATGCAGCGTCTTACTGATACAGATGCTTGGTTCCTTCGTACAGACTGTCCTGATGGCTTAAAAATGTTTCAGCGACGTCCGTTAAGAAAGGGTATGGAAGGTGATTTTGAAACGGGCAATGTCCGTTACAAGGTGTCAGAACGGTACAGTTTCGGCTGGACTGACTGGCGCGGAATCTACGGGTCTCCCGGCGCGTAGTCCTCCCCTTTAATTGCGTCGGTTTGGTCCCCCGGTGTTCCCTGCACCGGGGGATCCTTTTTATTGCAATTCAATAATAGGTTTGGTATTAGTAGCTAGTTCGGTTACTTAGTTTTTAACTGTTGGCTTCGGCCACAATGAACGAAAGGGTTTTAAAATGCCAATTTCAAATTTTCCTTCAGGCTTCTCTGGTGGTGTTTCCATTAGAGGATTGCCTCTTATAAATTCTTACGGCGGAAAAGTTTTTTGGGTGGATTCAGGCGGAGGATCTAATGCCTACGCCGGTACTCATGTTCAGCCATATGCAACTATAGAAAAAGCTACTTCAGCGTGTACTGATAACAATGGCGACATTGTTATGGTTAAGGCCGGACATTCAGAGACTTTTTCTGCTGCCGCTAGTTCTTCTGTGGGTTGGGAAGCAGATAAGAAAGGTGTAACTTATGTCGGCCTTGGCACTGGTAATGATCGCCCAACCTTTATTTTGGATACAGCAGTTACCACAGATATTAATGTATCTGGTTCTGGTTCTTCTATTCACAATATGATTTTCGAAGCAGCTTACGCTGACATTGAAAAAATGATTCATTTGACTACTGATTATGTCACGATAGATAATTGTTCTTTCCGGGAACAAACGTCTGGCGAAAACTGGGTACTGCTTATTGATGCGGATGGCACCACAAACGAAGAGTGCTCATATCTTCATTTCACCAACAATGTTGTAATTGGAGCGGATACGGCAAACACGGACATGATTCAATTTGCCGCCGATACTACCGGAGTTGTTGTTGCTGACAACTACATTGAGCTTGGCGTAGGCACCGGCAATATTATTGATGTTTTGACCGGTAAAGACGCTAGGTCAATTCAAATTCTCCGTAACAATGTTTATCGTCTACAAACCTCTGGTTCGTTAATGTTTGATGCGGACACAGGAGCAGCAAACACTGGTGTCATGGCCTATAATACTTTTGGTCATGCGGATACAGCTGGTGAGGTTTGGACTACAACTACTACTCGAATCATGCCGTTTGAAAACTACGGCTCTGCTGCTGTTGATAAGTCGGGTTACATACTCCCGTCTGTTGACTCATAATAAGGAGATTTATGAAAGGGGCAACTGCCCCTTTCATTTTATGATATGAACTTTTAACAAGAGGATATAAAGATGTCTAAGATTAAACACATCACTCTTGCTCCTTCTGCCCTAGATCGTAACGGTATTTCTACAACTGAAACTCTAGCTTCAGCTCGTCTTGATTATCTTATTAATGGCGCGTTAGCTACTGGGTATGATAGAAATGGAATAGCAACTTCTCAGGCACCTACAAGTGCTGCCGCTATGACATTAGATGGAGCTACGATGGGAACACCTAATTTACGGACTCGTAAAGGAGTATATATTCTTATCTATGCTGCTGGGAATGACACGGGCAGAACATTCACGGTTGTTGGTGAAGATGGTATTGGCAATGTTATACGGGAAGAAATTACAGGACCGGGCGTAGGTTTAATTGTTCTTGGATCCACACGATTTTGGAAAGTAACATCTGTCACACCAGATGCGGCAACTGCTGGAAATATTGAAATTGGCCATAATGGATATGTAGATTTAAGTGGGGCAGGGGCTGCTCAACATGTAGCTATATATTCTGCCGGTGACGATAGTGCTAAAACAATAACTGTTACCGGAGAAAATAGGTACGGAGACAGCTTGACTGAATCTATTACTGGGGCTAACGCAGGAACCAGCAGTAGTCAAGCATTAAATTTTGGTCGAGTAGATAGACTTACAGCTAGTGCTGGCACAGCTGGGGCTACTGAAGCCGGAGTAGATGGTAAATGTGAAGCTCAGTGGTTTGTGCTAAATTATAGAGGAGGAGATTTTAATGTGGGCCTTGGTGTTGATGTTGTAAGTGGTACTTTAACGTACGCAATTCAACACACATTCCAAAATGTTTTAGCTTCAGATTACACTGAAGGGGACGAAACAGTGTTTACACATGACACTTTAACTGGCCAAACAACGGACGCAGATGGTAACTACACAAATCCACCAGCAGCTATTCGACTAGCTTTTACAGCATATACTTCTGGTAGTGCTATTCTACATATCGTGCAAGGAGGATCATAATGGTTGGCGGACGAGGACTGTCTAGACAGGAGCTAGTAACTGACCTTACGGAAGTAACCGTTACGGCGTCAGACAGCATCCGAATCAGTGACGCTGATGATAGTGGAACAACCAGACGAGATACGGTTCAGGGCATCCTTGATCTTGCGGGTTCAATGGACGATGTCGTTGATGATACGACTCCACAACTCGGAGGCGATCTCGATTGCAACGGGGCGCAAATACAGTGGAGTAAAGGCGCTGACGTAGCCTCGGCTCCGGCTTTACCAGTACTTACAGACGGTAATTATTTTGACGTAACCGGGACTACTGGAATCACTTCCATTGATACTACAGGAGGTCCAGGCACCCTAATCAAGTTGCATTTTGACGGCGTTCTGACTCTGACACACCAC